GAATATATTGAGTGTAGTTTTTGAATGCAATTGCAGTATTATTCAGTGATTCTGTTTCTGCTTTGGTGCAAGTCATGGTGTCTGCCTGTGTTCTTACACTATTTGCATAACCATACTCATTACTGTCAAATGGTTGCATACCAACGATGCCCATAATACTGGAACAACCAGTCAACAGTGCAAATGAACCAACAATTAAAACTTTCTTCATGGATTGGCTTCCTTTTCTTTGGTTACCCACTCTTGCAAAGCCTTTAGTTGGTCTGCGACGATGTGGTAGTTGTAGTAGTTGTCGATGATTGTTTTTTCGACTTCAGAGAGTGCAATTCCGGAGGAGGCACCATCAATTCCTGTGGTGGGTCCGGGAACGGAATTTTCTGCGGCGCTGTCGTGCAACCGAACAAAAGACTCAGGAACATCACACATGTGATCGTCTTTAGTGTTGACTTGGGATAGAATTTGATCATGAATTACCTCATCTTTTTTCACTTGTTCTTTGAATTTTTGAACAACAACTTTAGTTATAACAACTTGTTTCTCTACAATCTTTTCAACCTCATGTTGGCCTTCAATCAGAATGTTCTGACGACCTTCTAACCAGAAACCAAGACCAAAGAGTGCAAAACACACTACTGTAATAACAAATCTATACAATAGTGGTATGAGTTTGCTGAATATATGAGCCAAAACAAAAAGGGCAAATCCGAAACCGGATATTGCCCATGGTACCCAAGTCGGTATTAGACCTAATGCATAGTTTATGATATACTCAGGTGAAAACATATCGAACATTTCATATCCTTACGCTTGTGGAGATTTACGTCTAAATTGTTTGAACATTCTAGGGTCGCTAGTTGTTCTTTTTTTCTTTCTTAGATCAACACCTGGTTCACCAGATTTGCTGCCTGGAGGTTCACCCATACCAGCAATTGCACCACTAGAAGTTACGTTTGTTGGACCTGATGCAACTGCACCAGCACCCATACCATCTTCATTCACAGGTTTAGTCCAAGTACCTGGTCGTTCTAAGTTAGCATAACGTTCATGCTTTCTGAAAGCCTTACTGCCTGCTGCACTGTCGCCTGCTTTTTGTGCATCACCAATATCTTTGAATGAGGAGTCCACTTTCTTTTTCAGTTCGTTTCCTCTTTGAATTCTACCAATTATGGAGTGCTTGTTTGCCTCCGCCACACTTTCATATGTATTGTTGGATGCTGATCCAACCGGCGATCCTAAATTTGTTTCTCCGCCACTATTGTCACTATGGTGTAGGTGCTTCTTGTCTGTTTTCTTTTTGAAAATTAAATTAGATCGTGCGTTGTCTGGGAAATGTGAGTTTTTGATCTGTTTAATTTCGTCTGGAGTAAATGTGTCATGGTCATCTTGGTCAATATTATAACCTTTGCCTTCCACCAGACCTTCTCTAAGTTGTTTGAATGTTTTCATTAGCAGTTCCACTTTCTTAGTGCTAGTGCTTTGCGTGTTGGTTTACCGTCCTTCTTCATAGGACCTTTCATACCACCCATACGAGCACAGAATGACTTACGGCGATTTGCTGCCTTAGAACCCTTCTTCAACTTAGATGGTGGTGTTGTAACTGCCATCTTTAGTTTAGAGCCTGGATTTTCTCTACGATATGATGCAACACCTTTACGATTTAGACCACCTTTAGGGTCTTTACCTTCTTTACGGCGCCATGCGGCAGACTCATAAAGTTCTTCGTCTGACATGTCTTCGAGGTCTTCCCAGATGATTTCTGGATCCATGTTGTTGAACTCGGCAATCTCCATGACCAGTTCTTCAACAATGTCGAACATTTCATCCGCATCATCCAAGTATTCGATTAAAGGTTCAACTTCTTCTTTGGTGCAGCTACCTGGAGAATAAGGTTCTTTACCTGGAACTGGTTTGTAACCGGTCCAGCATCTAGATTTTTCTCTAAGTTCTTTGAATTTTTTCATATGTTCCTCAAAATCTCTGCAACGTGTGAGTCTATTGGTATACCTTCAGTGTTTATGTTATCGCCTCTTATGCCCACTACCACTTCTGGAAGAAGATTTAAAAATAAAAGAAATGTTTTCAACACATCATAATCTTTTTCATCGGTTCTGAAAAATAAGATTCTTACTAGAGCCTCAGGACCAAAAACATTATTCAAAAGTATAATGTGATTAAGTATCAGTCTTTCTTTGATAACTTTAGTTGATTTATATCTACGCAATAGTCTTTTTAGATACTTTGTACGTTTGAAGTCTCCCTCAAATTCAGACATTAAACAATTTGGTGATGTATAACATTTAATTGCATACATCACCAAGTTATCTTCATTCAAATCATCAAACATATTATAGAGGGACCGAAGTCCCTAAAATTAGAAGATTGTAATCAGTCCGTTTGCAGATGTGGCAGTAACGCCTTCGTCTGCCGCAGTTACGATACAACGGAACACATAAAGGTTTGCTGATGTTGTCCATGGTGTAACAGACAATGTTGCAGTTGTTACGTTGGCTGCAATTGCACCGCTAGGTTGGTTATTTGCACCATTAACCATGTTAACCCAAGTGCCGCCGGTGTTGTTGTTAACTTGCCATTGATAGGTCAAGTTAGCAGAGGTGTTACCAGTCAATGTTGGTGTAACTGTGAATGTTGCAACGTTAGCGTTAGCTGCACCGTGTGTAACTGTAGCATTAGTTGGTCCAGACAACTGGATAACAACATTAGCGTAAGTTTGGCTGTCACCGTCACCAACAGCGGTGTTCAAGCAAACCAAAACTTCTTGTGTTACACGACCAGCACGACCACCTTGGCCAGTGGTTCTTAGAACCCAACCACTGTGTGCTGGCGCAGCTCCGTCGAATTTTGCAACTGTTTCTTCGTTGGCGTCAACCAAGAACAAACCAACGGTGGTGTTGCCTAGACGAACACTACCGTCACCCAAAGTGACAGCAAAAGAGTTCGCAGTTGTATTGTCGTATAGTGCGTTTGCGTTAGCTTGTGTTGGACGCAAGTTCACTTGAGTTGTGGCCCATTTTGGTGAGCTTGTGTTTGCGTCAATATTTCCCCAAGATGACATTTTATTTCTCCTAGTAAAGGTGATCTACCTATTAATTACCTATTTATTGATTTGTTTTTTTGCCTGTATTGGTGGCGATATAATCTGGTTGTTTGCCTCTGTTTTTCAACATCGGATCAATTTCAATGGTGTCTCGTTTCTCACCGGTCATAGTTGTACCACCTTTTAAGACCATACGAGCATTGGTTCCTTTTTCGTTATCATCATTGACTTCCTTCTGCTTGATAACTTTTGGATCTTTGACATTTGTGCCTGGACCTTTATCGTCCTTTTCGTGGTCATACATGTCTTCTTTCAGCCTATGTTTTGCATAGATTTCTTTGACCATTTTTGCCGCTTTGTTCTTCTTTGGTGCTGGTGCAACGTCATTTGGACAAGTTGCTGCATCAAATGGAGCTTGAGTTGCAGATTGTGGATCGTTGATGTTGTCTTCTCTCATAGATCCTTGGGGCAATGGAATTTCTCTCTGGTTCGGTATTTTTGCATATTTTTTAATTCTTTCATATTTTGCAGCTTTTTGAAATTCCTTGGTTCTTTTCAGTGTGTCGGATTTATCCCTTCTGTGTTTTAATAAATTTCCTGCACCTATAGGTCTGTGAGTGGTCAAATCCTCACTGATATCATCTTCTTCGTATATGCCGTGGTCTGCTTTCCATTTGTCAAATTCACCCTTTTTGGATTGGGCGATTCTTTGATTCTTTGAAACGTAGTTGATATTGTATCCTTTTGATTTGTAGAATTTGGACAACAAATCTGCACGGCGGGATGTTACGTTTTCTGGAATAGGGATACCACCACCAGAACCGGTGGCGGACCATGGATCACTCGGATCAACGTTACCTTTGGATGGTGGTGCCGCTTTTTTAACAGCACTTTTTACCACATCCTTCATTTTAGTCATGTTTCTTTTCCTCAGAAGTACCAAGTTTACCTAACGATTCTCTGCGAATTTTACCAAAAGACTTCTTAGCCAAATCTTTTGCAAGACTCATTGGTGAATGTTCTTCCTTCTTCAGAGCAGAAGGTTTGACCATTTTCTTAACCAATGCTTTGTCTTCTTTTTCGTCTGGATGTGCTTCTTCAGCCTTCAGTTTCACTTTGGAACTGATGTGTTTGTTCACCATACCACCTTTTTCACGACCTCTTAGTGTGTCGGTTGTTTGTTGGTTTAGTGCCAATGCTTCATCAGACAAAGTAGAGATTCCACCTAGTTCATCCAAACGCTCAACGGATTCATTGCGTTGCTTTGCGTAGTAAGCAGCCAATGCTTGTTTCTTGCGCTCTGCCTTGGACTTACCTTTGAACTTTGGATTGTCTGAATGTACAAAGTCGTGAATCCAGTCACCTGCTGCTGCATCTTTAGACAAAACTTCATTGATCATTTCATCCAATTGTGATTCGGATACTGATTCTTCCACTTTGTCTTTCTTGCGGGATTGACCAAATACTCTGTTTAATGTTTTACCCGCTTTTTTGACAGCATCCTTAGATTTCATCATATGTTCTGGACCTAAGTGGATTTGTTTTTTGCCGGCATCTTCATCATCGTTATGACGACTGCCTTTGTATCCTTGTGAGTCCATTTCATTCACTGCAACTTCTTCTTCCACTTTGTCTTTCTTGTATTTCTTCATGAACACATTACCAGTGGTAGTTTTCTTGTGTTCGTGACCAGTCAATTCACCAGGTTTCTTAGCCAATTGACTCTTGTATGTGCCTTTTAGAACGTCGAAAGGATTGGAAGATTTCTTTTCGTCTTCTTCAGCAACTTCTGCTTTCTTCTTTTCTGGTTCCAACAACATCTTCTTCTTTTCTTCTTCTTTGATAACTGAAGAAACTGCATCGATTACAGATTGTGATACGCCTGATCTTGTGAACATTATTTTGCTCCTGTTTTTTTCTTTTTGATTGTTATGCCAGATTGACCATACTTATCCGCTGGTGTAACCATTGGCTCTTTGTTACTTGCACCACCAAGAGTGCCTCCTACTCCAGAATCACCTGAACCGAAGTCGAAGATGGATTCCTTAAACTTTTTCAGTCTTTTGTTTTTCTCTGCCAAAGGATTTGGTTGTGGACCTTTAGTCATTGCAGAGAAATTTGCAACATCATTGTTACTGAATTCTGTAGATTCACGATAGGTTGAATCACCAAGACCGGCACCTGCTGCACCAGAACCACCTCTTGTGTCGTATGTGGAAGTTACTCCATCTGGTGTGCTCGCTTTGGCTGCATTTAGTGCTCTGAGACCCATTCTGCTTTTCTTCTTAGTGTCGTTGTCTTTATTGAAGTTTGCAACTTTTGGTTCTGGATTTACAGTCAATTTTGGTTGTGAATCTTCTGTGTATGTATTACCACCACCGATTTTTGGAGAATAATCACTATTGGACTTAATATCACCATCACGAACGTCATCTCTCTTACCCATCTTGGCAGCCAATTGCATTGTGGGACTGTTATTGTCTTTCAATACATTCAGACCTTTTGCTGCAAGATTGTGTCTTTGGATTGACTTGGAACTTTCATAGATTTGAAGAAATCTGTTTGCACTTGTGAATTGAACTGTGCCTTGATCCAAGAAGTTCGTGGTTTCAGTAAACAGTGCTGAAATGTCATCGATCTTGTCTGCCAAGTCACCAGTATTGTCGAAACGTGAGAAGTTTTCAAACAGACCAGAGAATTGTTCAATGTTCTTTTGTGCTTCTGTCCAACGTTGGTGTCTGGTGGATTCCAACATCATTCTAGCCAATAGTGTGTTACGTTCTTGACTTACTTTGTCTGTGGTGTCAACAAACACCATCATTGTTTGGTAACCCAATTCTTCCAATTCTTCCTTGATACTTGAAATCTTTTCAAAGTCATCGGCAGGTCCATTGATGATAAGAGGACCGCGGTGACGAATTGCTTCGGATTTAGGACCCATAGAACGCATTGCCAACTTGTGTTTGTCGTTCAGTATATCCATAACTTGTTGGAAATTGAACTCTACAATGTTTTGTTCTGCGATACATTCACGGATAACAACGTCTTTACCTGAACCTGGACCACCAGTTACAAAGATGGCTTTATATTGTCCACGGTTGTTAGATTCGTGCAGACCCATACCTTTACCAACATCCTTGAACAATTCTAATGAATGTCCTTGATCTTTTTTGATGTTTGATGGTAGATGTTTTCTGAATTCGTTGAAGTTACCGTTCTGTACGTGGTTACGCATATCGGTACCAGAGACACCAGCTTTGCGGTCACCAGTAGATTTAACTTCAATTCTGTCAAACTTGTAATAACCGTGACGACCTTCTACACCATTGTATTTGTTCAACAAGTGGTGATATTCCTTGACACGATCTCCACCACCAGCAATGATCAAGTGGTTGTAACCCTTTCTGTGGGCTTCTGCTGCTTGATGCATGATTGTTGGTTGTTCTTTGCTTGAAACCGTTACGTTGGTATCAGGAAAAGCACGTTTTAGGTGTTTCAGTTTTGTCTTTGGATCCAGTGGATTCTTTTTGGCATCATGTGAGTGTGAGGCAACGACAAGATGGTCGGCATTATTTTCGTGTGCCATCTTTTTCAATCCCTCAACGTTTTCCTCATGTCCAGCTGTAGGTGGATTCATGCGGCCAAACAACATAGCCAACGACTTTTGTTTTTCTTCGTTTAACTGTAAAAAGGATTTCATTTTGGTCTTGCTAAAAAGTTTAGTCTATTGAATTCTTGTCTATCATTTAGTTTTGATACACGACCTTTGTGTGTTGCAACAAAACCTTCTGGTTTAACTGTTGCATCACCAACTGTATGTTCTAAACCACCAGTGTGTCTGGCCAACACATGAACCAATGCATTCTTCGCCTGTTGTAGGTGATGGTGCATCTTAAAGAAGTTCTCATAGTGTTGTGAATTATTATCTATGTGTTCAATATGTGCCTTCTTTTCTGCTTCTTTTCTTGCAATAGCAGCAGGCGTCTTCACTTTAGCAATATCTTTATCGTATTTTGTCTCAATTGATTTTTTCAATCCACCAACACTTGGTTTCTCACCAGTTCTAATTGTCTGATTGATGTGTGTTTCGATTGGACCACCAGCATTACGGTGTGGTTCTGTTGCAGCATACATTTGTTTACCGTGTAGGTCATGTAGTGCTTGTGCGGTTGCCAAATGGTGATGGAATTGGTCCTCATCATGTTTGGTTGTCATAACTTTGGAGGTGTCATGACCAGGTTCTCTGTGATATACATCTGCATGTTTCTTGAATCCAGACAAATCTGGATGGAAATCAGCCTTCATATCAGCCAAGGTCTTACCGTGGTATTGGGTATGAGTGTAAACACCAATCTTGGCTTTACGAATCTTCTTACCTTCTTCTGATTCCTTAGGTGCGGAATAGTTGATTGTGTTTGGTTTGAAGTGAACTCTACCATCATGTTCGGTCTTATCACCATGACCAAACATCATGTCACCTTGATAAACACCAGACTTTGGTGCAACTTTTGGTAGGTGGTGTAGTGCATCTTTCAGTTTAGACACAAGACCAGGAGCATGTCCGTGGTTCTTTTCAATGTCTGCGTCAGAATAGTTCACCTTAGGGTTTACATTAAATGCTGACTTAGATGCGACAAAGAATTTGCCTGTTTCTGGATGGTGACCGTAAACGATACTTGGTGATCCATCGTGTTTCATCGTCAAAGTCGGATCATTTTTACCGGCCTTGATATGTTTCTTCACTTGGTTTAATACCCCAACGGCATGATCAAATCCTTCCGCACCACTATGAATAGGGTGGTCTTCCACATGAGTAATGTGTTTTAACTTTGACTCGTCCGCTTCTTCTTTGAGTAGAGATTTAAAAGTTCTCATTTTTACCTTTGACATTGCAATACACTATGATTGCCATGATTCTATTTATACAACTTCTTATTTTCTTATAAAAGTTCTTTAAACATTGGGTTCGATACATAGTCACTGCAAATACCAAAACAATGCTTCGGAAGATTGGTAAATAATGGATCAACAAGTTCCGGTAAAACGCAAATGCTGTCAGCCGTCAAGTCTTTACCTGGATATGTCCAAATATGAAGGCTACTTGTCAGTGTGAAATCGTCATTCTGGTGCCAAAAGAAGTTCAGATTTGTTGGTATCAGATTGTATAAGGCATCTACATTTTTTGCGTGAATCCACATTCCTGGTTGTTCCAGGAACTCAAAATCTACCTTATGCATTGCTTCGTCATGACCCAAAAACCATTCACCCTTGACATATCTAACGTCCACTTCAACGTCATAACCTAGTGCAAGAGTTTTTTGTATTACTGTTGGATTGTTTTCCAGTTGTGAATTGGGTCCGTAAATCAATCCACGGTGTGCAATGAGTCTCATTTGTAGTGTTCCAGGAAGTAGTTCAAATCTTCTGGTGTACCGATGCCCCACATCTTCTTGATGTTCTTGGCTCGAATCTTCTTACCGTCTTGGATTGCTTCGTTGAAAACTGGACAAACATAGAATTCGTTGTTGGTACGAATATTCTTCTCAATCATTTGTTCTGCATACTTAACATAATCACTACCGTGTTTCCAATAGTAGATACCAACTGTGGCCAGATTGCTGATTGGGTTCTTTTCTGCAACTTCTGATACAAAACCATCTGTTCCTAGTTTTGCAAAAGACCATTTTGGATGGGTTGCTTCGAATGTAATAATACCACCATCGATAGAATCAGCAGTGAATGCATAGAGACATTCATTGGAGTTCCATTCGACAAACTGGTCCGAGTTGGCCATCATCAATGGTTCGTCATTGTTGATGAGTTCCTTTGCCAGAAGTGTCGTACATGCAGCACCTTCTGTCAGACCATCCACTTGAATAATGTCGCATCCTGGTGAAATTAGATTCAGGAGTTGTTTCAGATTATACTTTTCATAGTGTTCTTTTTGCACAATGTAGATAAAATGTGCCTCAACATTCAGATTCTCGGTCACAACCTGAATCATAGGTTTACCGTTAACTTCAATAAGTGGTTTGGGGAAGGTGTACCCTGCTTGTGCAAATCTGCTGCCGGCACCAGCCATCGGAATCAATACATTCATTTTCTTATTTCTCCATGGTATATTCAATTCGGTTTGTTTCACATCAATTGACTCAATCATATCTATGAAAGTATTTCCGTTCAATTCATATGCGTCTTTGACTGGATATAGAACGCCACCGGAGTTTATTGCACCTTCTCTACCAAGATGGCTGTCTTCCACAATGATGGTATCTTTTGGTAGTGCTTTCATGGCAACCATACACTTCCAATACATTTCTGGGTATGGTTTAGGGTATTTTACATCCTCATTACTGACAATGTAGTCCACAAACTTCATAACGTCCATCGAATTCAGTGCAATTTTGACTGTTTGCCTGATACTATTAGATGCAACAGCGACTTTCCATCCAAAATGATTGAGCACACTCATGATGTAATGTGCGGATGGATTCTTGGGACAATTTGGTATAAGGTCGAAAGTGGCTTTTTGTTTTGCCTTCCAGATGTCATCGAAGTGTTTGGCATCAAGTCCTTTTTCTTCAGCCAACATTTGGAGTTTCTTGGTGGTGTTTAGACCATCATATTTTGATAGGTGTTCTTCCCTTGTGATTAGATATTGTTCACCAGCAACATCGAGAATCGCTTTATTCAAAGCCTCATAGTGTAGTTCACGAGAATCAATCAACACACCATCAAGGTCAAAAATAACTAATTTGTTCATACATCAATAAATGTTTTAAATCTCTCAACAACCTCAGGATGAATGTTTGGTGTTTTACTACCTAATTCTCTCTTACATATAGTGTAAAACGAGTTCACCCCACTCAATTCATGTTCTTCTGAAACAAAATGAATGTCTTTTTCATCCAAAACTTCAGATAGTTTAATATGTAGGCCATGCGTACAATGAGTATAAGGTCTAACAACTCTGTATGTTTTCCGTAGAGATTCTTCAACGATGCCTGTCATCCGATGTGGCCACAGATAAACATTGTCGTTTGTATACCCTAGATGCCAATGGTTCTTCTCCTTGTAGAGATAGTTGAACTTATTGTAATCTATGTTGTATGTGGTGAACGGTTGGTGAAAGTGTAGGTCCAACCTGCAATGAATGATGAAGTCCAGGTCCTTATTATCTAACAACCTGAATACATTTATCTTTGTTGTGAAGGGAGTAGAACCTTCTTTCTCCGAGTAGATAACCATGTCTGGCTTAATCAACTCCACCATCTCTTTTTTAATTTCGTCCGTGGTGTCATAGGTCGAAATGTAGATATGACATTCATGTTCTTTTGTATAAGGTTCTACCACATTCTTATACAAATTTGGCCAGCAATGTCTATAATCCTTTTCTTGTACGTTCTCACGACCTCGGTAAGTGTCGATCAATAATCCGTAGAAACAAAATCCAATTTTCATAATCAATCCGAAACATATTGTCCTGTCAATGCAACGATGCAACCAACATGGATTTTATTAAACTCGACCAATTTATCCTTTGGTATGTTGATGAAGTGAGCATGCTCAGTATCAATGTCATTCAAAATGTATGAACTATTCTTATGTGAAAGAATGTCCATGTATTCATCAACTAGGGAGAAACACCAAGAATACATTCTTGTGTCCAGGAGATAATGGTCACCGCCACGCCAACTAGGAACTCTTGTCTTGAAGGCGTATTTACCTTGCAAGTCGTCGTACCTGGTGATATCAAAGTCATCTTCCAGAACACCTCGGCCGGTAACTTTGAATAAACGTCCTGTTTTATTAGAAAAATCCATCACTTCTTTCAAACTGGCCATGGCAGCATACAACATGAAACCTTCACCCAAACCCTTAGCAATGTGAACACTTTGTATGTCATTGATCTTTTGTGCGATTTCATCCTCATGCAGGGGTAGAAATGCATCTATTTTTGGTTTGATAATGTTCATTTCTTCTTCAGTGAACGGTGTTTTAGAGTTGTCCACGAAAAAGATGAAAGCATCAGGCACCTTTGCACGAATCGAATCAAAGGTCTTTAATGTTTGGTTGAATCTTTCTTCCACATTAACAGAACCATGATTGGTCTTGATGCAAGACGTTACAATAAAGATATTCATATTACTTAAAGTTATTTAAAGTGTTAATTATAACATTCAGTTTATCATCTGTCAACCATCATACATTAAAATCCTTAAAGATAACAAAAGGATCCAAACCGAGTTGGTGATCTGGAATTCTATGTTGTTCAAACGCATCAGGATTTTGAGTCGTACACACCAACATCAGTGTTTGGTCATCATCGATCACTTTATTTGCATACAACAAATCAAAAGCACCACGCATCATTGATTCCATGTAAGGCCAAAGTTTTTTATTTGCAACAATCTTGGCACCCAAAATGTAAACATCGTTTGTTGCAATGACCTGAGGTAGAGTTGTCTTTTTGTCCAAATCTTTGTATGCGAATAGATGAATTTTTTCAGGATCAAAATCATAAGACCACGACTTTGCACCACCAAGAGTTTCTTCACTTCTACAATAACCGAAATCCAACCAAGCAACAGTATCGTTTGTGACTAAGCCATGTGCAATGGCCAGATTAACAAAGTGTGATTTCAACAGATTTACCAGAACATATTTGTAACTCCAATATTCTGGATTCTTAATCTGACTCGGATGAATCATCTTTTTGTAACTATCAAGACCTTGTATTTCAATAATCTTATCTGATATGTTTGTGAACCTATCAAATGGATCATATTCAATGATCTTGATATCAGAACGAATCTTTTTAAGACGTTCACCAATATCAGGTGTAGTCACCACAACGATTTCATTGTCCAACTTTGTCAAGTGTGTGAATCGTTCAATGTAAGTATCGGTTGAACGTTGGAGATAGTGTGGTAGACCTTTATCTGGTGTCCATTCTCCACGACCAATATCAAAGAAGGCCGTGACTATTGTAATGTTGCTCATACATCTGTCCTAAAAGTAATAACACCTTCAACACCATATTTCTTTTTGTAGAAACTCGACAATTCTGGATCACGATCCCATTGGTGTACGATACAGAAAGGTTGTTTTGTTGTTGCGTCTTTGACTAGACCGTCCTCAAAGTAAGGAGGTTTCTCAAGTAGGAAAGGTGCAAAGTGTTCCTTTTCACTTGGTTTGTTTGTAACGTGCAAGTTACAGGCCCAGGCATCCTTTAGTTTTGCAATGTATGTTGTTTGTGCATATTGTTCCCAACCCATCATGATATTGTATGCGGCTTGATCTGCAACCCAATCTGCACGATTAAGTGACAATTGGAAGATTGCTGCGGTCAAATCTTTGATAGATTCTGCACGACCTGCAAGTGTACCAACATTCAATACTTCATTGTCTTTGATTTGATCGTAGAACATTTCACCGAAACACTTGAGAATGTTGTCTCTGTTCCAATGTTCGTTTTTGATTGCGATTGCTTCACTTGATGCGATTATATCGATAAGAAAAAGCTTACGCATAATTTCATCCAGGTGATAGGATGGATTTGTTTGAAAGATAACATCACGAACATCTGTGGTGATCACGTTATGATATTCGTGGTGGCGATCCTTCAAGAAATTATAGATGTGAATGAATCGTTCCATGTGGAACATCATTTTGGGTGGTGCATTACCACCATCGATTACGATAAAACCAGCATCTGCAATTTTACTGATAGTTTCTGGTGTTGTACCCAATGCAATCAAAACCTTGTCGCCTTCAAATCCACACTCATTGATGGAGTCGATCCAGGGTTTCACTTGATTGTATGTGTAACCTCTGAATGCTCCAATAATTAAATCTTTTGCCATGGTAATTTTCCATTATATTGTTTGTTCATCACTTCATTGCCTCGTAAAAAAAACTCAGCCTGTACCGAATCTGCACGACTGGCGACTCTATAGTTTACACTATGAATACCGTTTGTGTCAAATGTTGTTAGATTCTGCATCATAAAAGGAGACAGGATTCTATCAACTTCTGGCTGTTCCTGTGGGTGTCTTGCTCTGCGATACCAATATGGAGAAAAACCCAATGCAGCATTTCTTGGAATCATATAACAATTCACATCAATGAAATTATCATTGATAACAGATTTCCATTTACCTAAAGATTCACAGTCATCATTGCATATGTATTGACCTTCTTGGTCAACAATTTTACGCAATGAATATGCCCATTGGTTGCCTTGTTTAAGTACCTCAACCAACGATTCGATGTGGTTTTCTTCAAACCAATTGTCCTCGTCCAGAAAGCATAGGAAGTCTCCCTTTGCAAGGTAAGTCATTGCACCATAGATTCTATGTCCGTTGTATTGTTCTTTGCCGGTTGCATATGGTAACTTCACCAAATCGATGTTGGTGTAGTTTTGCATGATTGGCTTTGCCTTGGGGTGGTCACCATCAATCACCACTAGGTGTTGAATGTTTTTGTATGTCTGGTTCTTAACACTGTCAAGTGCTCGGCGAACCATGGGGTTACCTGTGGTGGGTGTAATAATTGTAATCAAAGGATTCATAATGTGTTTCCAATTTTATAAGTAAGAATAATCACACATCATACGGGTCGGATAACCATCACCACCCTGTGTGTCTCGAATATTCAGTTTCAAAATGTAATGACCCGTTTCTATTTCCATATCTATACGTTTACCCGTACCGCTTTTGCCGCCGTAGTAAACAACACATGATTTTGGTGTCGCAGCTTCTTCCATGTATTTTTCATCCACAGCATAGACTAAAGTGTTCGACAATTTGTGAACAATGGTGAAACCGTGGCCAATACCAGATTTCAAAAAGTCTTTTAAGTCGGTTTTCTGTTTGCTTGACATTGTTCTCCAAATGTCTTCACTGTAACCTTTTTTTAGATTGCCATTGTAGATATCACAAAACAATGCATCATTGATGTTGAACATCTCCAACAATTTCAAACCATCTTTGTTGGAGATTCTTCCTGATTTAATTTCTTGTGGCGATAAAACTGTACGAATACCTGAATTGAAGAATGTGACGGTGCCACCAGTCTTCAAACTTAGATAGATTTCTTTCTTGCCGTCAACGATTAATGTAATGTCTGTAACAACCGGCCCCAGATTGTTATTAGATACATGAATCTTGGATGAAATTAAAACTTTAGGAGTGAAAACGATTGGTCGTTTGTTGTTCAATTCACCAACCATTTTAACTTCTAAGTTTTTTACTTTCTTTAGTTTGTGCAATTCTACGATTTGATCCACCGCATCTTTCAACTTAGTATCGGTGATTGGATTTCCTTCCCACCAATCAACGAGTGCATCACCAAGTTGTTTTTCGTAAAGATTGCCTTTATTCTGAGCACCACGGCCACCAGATGAACCGTTGCCGAATTTGATGGTGATTTTTGTTAATTTTGCTTCTCTTTTGATTGCATCTAACTTTATATCACCATCTAAACCACGAGACACATTAACTTTACTTAAGTTTGATTTATCAATGTTGATCGGAGCTTCTACACTTTTGAATTTGGATTTCAAAAATGCAAAGAGTGAGATAATATCATTGATTTTATTAACATCACCTTTTAGAGTTTTCTTGATCTCAGTCGCAGTCTTAGGAAAAAAGTCGTATGCCATTACACATCCCAAATAAAAGTATTTATCTGATGATTTGAATGTCTTTTCCTGAAGTCCAGTATTCCAGTTCTGTACGCAAACGACCTTCTGTCTTTAGAGTTTCGTAACGATTGGAGGCTTTGTTCTTCCACCACTTTACGATGTTCTCTAGACTGTGTTTCTCATAATTTGGTCCAGCAATCAACTTATCCGTCTTACAAGTGATGTAATCGACCATATTACTGTAACCATAGTCAGAAGTGTAGTATCGTTTCTGTTCGGTCAAGTCTTTGGCCTTTTCGATAATACCATTAAACTTGGCCAAATCATCTTTGTGACCTTTCAGTGCAGCCTTAGTCAAAGAAATGATCTTCATGGTGATTTTCAGTTTCTTACTTGATGCTGTATCTTCAACAATCTTACCGCCAATCTTAGATTCAACAAAGTCTCTGAGGTTGTCATATGATTTACCGTGCATCATAGGAATGAAATCAGATTCAGTCAAACCCTGATAACGAATGTATGGTTTCAGACCATCATACTGAGAAACTGTCTTGGTAGAACCATACAGACTTGTGGTTTCAAACAGACACAAGTTCATATTGTATTTCTTGTTGACAATCTCACGTACCTCATGTGAGGTGCAGATAAGTGCCAACAATTTACCACCAAGATAGTTGTATCCGAATGGTTGAGCAGGAACAATAACAAAACCCATCATTGATGAATCATTGAATCGTTTACCCCACTCAGGTTGTTGTGTAAACACTTGACCCAACAATTCATTACGTGGTTTGCAATTGATAACAGGTGAACCGAGTCTCAGAAAACCAATATACTTCTTGGTCTTCTTTTCACGAACAGCCAAACGAACTTGACGACCAACAGGAGCAATGTTGATATGTGATGATGTAATGGACAACATAGATTCCCAAGAAGTTGTGTCGATAGAAACAACCTCCGGGTCCATGTCATTAGGATGCATAGAAAAGTCATCAAATAGATCATCTTCTGGTGGGAAGATTGATGCAGGCATATCCGCAAGATCATTCAATTTCTGGTCACGCATATAGTCGTCGATGCGATGAAAATCACCAAAGTAATCTTCAAAAGCCTTCACACAAACCAACGCATCGTCATAACTTAATTTCATATTTTAAATCCGTTAAATTTCTTTTTCTCTGTACGTTCTCTATCACCAAATGTATTCAATGGCCTATCCGGCTTATTAGGTGAATGTGGTGCACCTGCATCATCGATACCATCTTGACCAGATTGTTCAACGTCATACAATTTCATCTTAGAACGATCAACACCAACAGTGAATCGCTTGAAGTAACCAGGATCATTATAACGATTCTTCAATTGCTTGACCATAATCTGACCAAGTTCTTGCAAATCTTCTGATGTAATCAAGGCAAACATCAAGTCTGCTGTCGCTGGCAATCCAAAAGATTCTGATGTGTCTTCAAGTCCTGGATCCGAACTCGTAAAACCACTTCGAGTAGTTTGGGTGGCAGTGACAACTGGCACATTAAACTCCA